AAGCCGGTGGTCAGCACATTGGCGTTGGTGAGAGCTCGGAGCTTTCCCGCCTTGAAATCATCAAGCAGGCGTTTACGCTCCGCCTTTGGCGTCTCTCCTGTCACGCACTCGGCGGCTACGCCATGCTCTCTAAGCACCTGGGCAACGTGCTCGGCGTGCTGCACGCCAGTACAAAACACCAGCCACGCCTTGCGATCACCAGCCAATGCAATCACTTCTTGAACCACGCGCTGGTTGTTGTCATCCGTATCTACGGCCGCCTGCAGCTCGCTCTCGATAAACTCTCCACCGCGTTTCTTGACTCCAGACGTATCCAGCCTTGCCCTGGTGACCTTGGATCGTAGCGTTGACAGGTAGCCCTTGAACACCAGCTCTTCAATACTGACTGGCTCCAGCAGAGCGTCAAACAGGGCCGGCTTGTCGGTGATCAAACCGTGCCCGAGCCGGTAGGGTGTAGCGGTAAGCCCCACAACGCGCAACGCCGGGTTGATTGCTTTGAGATCGGCTAGGAGCTTTCGATAGCCACCCTCGTCCTTGTGATTGACAAGGTGACACTCATCAATGATTACCAGGTCGAGGTGGCCCAGCAGATCGGCCTTGGTTCGCACCGACTGGATGCCGGCGAACGTGATCGGCTCGCCAATGTCTCGCTTGCCAATGCCGGCACTGTAAATGCCCATCGGTGCGCCTGGCCAATGCTGGCGCATCTTCTGCGCGTTCTGCTCAATCAATTCCTTGACGTGGGTGAGCATCAGCACTCGAGTCTCGGGCCAGTTCTGCAATGCGTCCTTACATAGCGCAGCCACAATGTGGCTCTTGCCTGACCCGGTTGGCAGCACCAAGCAAGGATTGCCAGCATTGCCGGCCGAGAACCAGGCGTAGAGCTGGTCAATGGCACGTTGTTGGTAGTCACGGAGCATTAGCCCACAATCCTCCCAGAAAATTTATTGCGGAAATCACTCAACATCTCGCTGGGATTGGCGCACGCGCTGGGGTTCGACACAATCTCCCTGCTGGTGTAGACATTGGCATCGCCCTCGCCATTGGCAACGTCTTTGCCGTCAATGACGTAGACGGCGGTCCATTCGTCCAGCCCCTCTTTGCGTCGCCACGGCACCAGATCAGGATGCAGCACATGGCTGTCGCATCCTTGCTTCTGGAACTCGACCGGAATCCCGTCCGCATCGTGCCTCTCGCAACGCCAGGTGCTGTCAGCCTTAGCTGTACTGTGGGCGCAGGTGCGGCAGTTGACGTGCTTGCTGAGTTTGGTGCTGTGGCAAAACTCATGCGCGTCGCAGAACTTGCACAGATACCAGCTCGGGTCTTCGCTGATCGGCGGCGGCATCTGATCGGCAAGCGCCAGGTAGTGACCACGGCGGATGTACTTTTCGGCAACCTCTTTGTTGTACTGAACTCGCTCGGTGTAGATGCGGTCGTCGTCTTTGCACACGGCCAGATACAAGGCCCGGTCAATCTTGGTGCCGTGCATGTAGAGCTGCATCTGCACAAAATGCTCCGGCTTGGACTTCTCCACGCCGTTCTTCTCTAGATCGGCAAAGCTCTTCGCACTATGCGTCTTGAACTCGGCGATGTGCTTTTTCTTCGGGGCTTCCGGCACACCAGACTCGATGATGGCGTCGATGCTTCCAGAGACATGGGCTCCAAGATCAACCCTTTGCTGCTTCGCACCAAACATCCGCACATCCATGCCGATGGCCCGTAGGTCGCTCACAATCGTGACCTCCTCGTTCTGGCCACGGCGAAACAGCCGTAGGATGCGCCCCGGAAACTTCGGCTGCACGGCCCAGCGAAACGACAGCCAGATCCATCGGTCGCAAGGATGTCCAAGCTGGCTGCAGCCAAGATGCCCCCTTGGGGCTTCCGCTTTGGATTCGTGGTGCTTGTCAATCAGCAGGGAAATGCTATTATCTGACTCGGGTATCTTCATGCCCACTCCTGTTTAAGTTGTTTGGTTTAACCCCGACCTCGAAAGAGGCCGGGGTTTTTTATTGGTGGGGGTGGCAGGCGCTGAACCCCTGCTCTCACTTTGCGGGCGAACAACAGAAACGCCCATTGCCGACAGCCCGGCGATTCACCCCCGTCAATCACTTCTTAGCCCAAGGCGGCGCAGCACCTTTGGTCGGTGCGGCGGCAGGAGCAGCTGCCGGAGCTGCAGCCGGGGCAATGCTCCCGCCAAGGCTCTTGTAGCCTTTGACCTCGTTGCTCGCACCGTACTGGGCGTCCTCTTTGATCGCCAGCTTGATGCCGATTTGGTTGCCGATCAGTTCATCGGTATCGGTGACCTTTGCCAGGCCGATGGCCCGCATGATCTCACCAAGGTCAGCCCGCCCGATCTCTTCGGCCTTGGGGTTGGGGTTGCGGATGTTGAGGTTACCAAACACCACACGGCCCTGGTGGGTTGGGCCGGTGATGTCATAGCGCAGTTTGATGTACTGGCCGGTGCCGGCTTTGGTGTCCTTGAGTTCGGCCTGGCTGATGGTGGCGGTGTACCAGCCAGCGGGCAGGGGCTCGTAGGAGCCGGTCTTTGCTTGGGGAAGTTCGTTCAGATCGATGGATTGGGAGAGGAAAGCCATAGTTACTCCTTGACGGTGATTTTGAAAGACGGACGACCGGGTTTGGCCGTGATGGCACCAGCCAGAGGCCGGGTGATTGCTTCGTCTGCCTGTTTCCAAGCAGTCATGTTGATTTCAGGCTTCCACCTGAAAAGATTGGACAGGTGATCGGAAAGCCCGCACTCTGCGGCGATCTCCTGCAACTTTGCCGAGTCAACCTTGCGGTCGATCCGGCCTTGGATCTTGACGACAAAGCCAGTCGGTTCTGCCGTCTCGGTGTTTTCAAACGCCTCGGGCAGCGCAAGCATCTTGACCATTGCGTCTTCAACCTTGCGCCGCTCGACGACAGCCTCCTCCTCAATGGTCTTCCAGCGCAACCAAGTTGCACTGAGATCTTTGAGATCGGTCATCCCTTGCCTCCGATCTTGGCAATGATTTCGCCAAGGTCAGGGGCTTCCCATCCAGAGAGTTTCCCCGAGCGGTCTTTGGCCAGCCACAGGCCGTCGCTGTCGCACATCAGGGCACGTTGGGTCACGCCCTCGGCATCCCGCTCAACGCGCAGAGCCAGCACCTCGTCGAAGAAGTAGGGCAAACCCTGAGTCAGGCTCTTGCCCGGCATTCCGGGGTTGTAGAGCATCTTGCCCATTTCATCCTGCGACTTCTCAAGTTTCGCACTCATGTAGACGTGCTTGCCGGGTAGGTCGCGGAAGGCGCGAATCAACTCCTGCATGGTGGTGTTCATCTCGCCATAGGCGGCGCGGCCATCCTTGTTTTTCTTAAGTTCGTGGTTGAGCACGACCTCTGCCACCTCGGAGATGCTGTCCAAGGCCACGCTCTTAAACTGCGTGGCCTCTTTGCTCTCCTTGCACCAAGTAAACGCCTCGCGCAGATCGTCCATGCTGGCGATCTCAATGTAGGGGATGTCTGCGTCCTGAATGGACAGCAGGCCGCCCTCTGCCGAGAGAACGATGGGCTTGGGCAGCGTCTTGATGAGGCTGGTCTTACCGGCACCGGCTTGCCCGTAAACGAGCAGCTTAACGCCGTTGGCAGATAGACTGCCAGTGGTCTTTAGATTGATTGCCATGCGGCACTCCTAGTTTTCACCTCCTTCTGGAAATCAGTTCGAGGTGTCTTGCAACTGTAGATCGGTTCCGTGTAGGATGTCAACACCAAGTGAAAAAAAATCCAGAAGGACAGAAATGAAGACTGAGGAAGCCGTTGCCTTCTTTGGCGGCGTGAAGAAGTTGGCTGATGCATTGGGTGTGTGGCCACAAGTGATCTATGCGTGGGGTGAGAGGCCGCCGATGGGCAGGCAGTACGAGCTGGAGGTCAAGACCGACGGGAAATTGAAGGCTGATCGGGAGGTAGTCAATGGCTGACCTCTCGAACATTCTTGGTGGCCCGTGGTCGCCGCCCGCAGAAAAGCACATTGACCCGCCGGAGGTTCAGCTCATTGATGCGATACGCTCGGCTGGTCTTGAGCCGCCGGATGAAGTGCTGATGGACGGCAAGATTCACCGCTTCAAGAGCGGGGCCAAGGGCTCGCCCGGTCATGGGGACAAGCCCGGCTGGTATTTGGTCTTTGGTGATGGCATTCCTGCCGGTCGTTTTGGCTGTTGGAGGGCTGGCATTGAGGTGACTTGGCGTGCCGATGTAGGGCGCAAGCTCACGCACACCGAGGAGATGGCCAATGCCAAGCGCCTGGCAGAGGCCAAGGCCCTGCGCGATGCCGCCCTTGAGCGCCAGCACCA